CTCACCGACTGGTCAGACCAATTAGATTTTTCTGATTTTGGTATACCTAACGATGCAGCGGCTGGCAAGACTGGAGACATTTTAGTAACCACTAGCGGTGCTACTGCTGGTGACACTTATCTATTAGTTTTAACTTTAACCAAATCTTATGTGAGCGTTTAAGGCGTTATATTATTATGGCTAAATTAGAAATTTTTCAAAACGGTAACTTTAATAATGGCGACCCTGTTTTTCAAATTGGCGTTAAAAATGCCGATGGAGAATACGATATTAAAGTATTTGAGATAATGACCAGCTCGGAAGCCGCAGCGAAACTAAAAGAAATGGGTGGCTCCCCGGCAGCGGCTGCAACTAAAAAGCCTTCTCCCCCTAAAAAACAAGAAGTAGTTGAAGAAACTGAGGCAGCAAGCAAGTCTGATCTTAACAAGCTGACTAAGCTGGAGCTTGAAAGTTTTGCTAGAGAATTTGGGGTAGAGTTAGATCGGAGAGAAAAAAAGGACACCTTAGTAAAGGAAGCCTATAAGGCGCAGTTTGATGGCTAGAAACTACCGGAAAGAATACGATAATTACCATGCCTCAACAGAGCAAAAAAAGAATCGAGCGGGGCGTAATGCGGCGCGAAATTCTTTATTGGCTAACGGAAGAGTAAGCAAGGGAGACAGGCACGATGTTCACCATCGTGATGGCAATCCTCGCAATAACGCATCTTCTAACTTAGCCGTTACTTCACGGCGAGCAAACAGAAGCAACAATATGGCTGGAGGCGGTATGGCTGAAGACAAAAACTGGATACAAAAAGCGATCAAGAATCCGGGCAGCTTACGGAAAAAGGCCGGAGTCAAGAAAGGCCAAGACATTAGCAAAAAGGAATTAAATAAGCTTTCTAATTCTCGTAATTCCACTACGCGAAAACAGGCTAACTTAGCAAAAACATTGAGCAAAATGAATACTGGCGGTCAAGTTAGAGGCTCAGGAATAGCCATTCAGGGCATTAGGGCGGCTAGGCATCTTTGACATGGCAACAATTAAAGACGTAAAAAGAACGCCAAGCGGAAAAATTCAGTATCGTGGCGAGTCATTTTCAGGTTACAACAAGCCAAAGCGCACACCAAAAGCCAGCAAGAAATCTGCCGTGTTAGCGAAGAAAGGCGATGAAATAAAAATCGTAAGGTTTGGTGATCAAAATATGACGATCAAAAAAGAACAACCAGCTCGAAGAAAAAGTTTTAGAGCAAGAATGAAGTGTGATACCGCTAAGGATAAATTCACTGCTAGATACTGGTCATGTAAGGCGTGGTAGCTTATGAAAGGCAAAGAGAAGGTTGGTTATGTAATGAAAGAGTTTAAAGACGGCAAGCTAAAGTCTAGCTCTGGAAAGAAAGTAACTGACCGGAATCAGGCGATGGCTATTGCTATGAGCGAAGCTGGCATAAATAAAAAAATGTTCTCTGGAGGTAGGCTCGGTGATGGCCTAGCCGTTCAGGGTCAGACGCGAGGCAGGAATACCTAATGGCGACTAGCGGAACTTATGCCTTTAATCTTGATCTGGGCGACATTATGGAAGAAGCCTATGAGCGGTGTGGATTAGAATTGCGCTCTGGCTTTGATTACCGTACTGCCCGTAGAAGCTTAGACCTTCTTATGCTTGATTGGCAAAACAGAGGTCTTAGTCTGTGGGCTGTGAAATCAGCTTCTATAACTCTGGTTGCTGGAACAGGAACTTACACTCTTACTCCTGAGAAGTTAGACATAATAGAAGCGTTCATGAGAACTAACGCTGGCGATATTACTCAGCAATCTGACTTGACCATGCAGCGGATATCCATTGCTCAATATTCTCAACAAACAAATAAATTACTTCAAGGCCGTCCTATTCAATACTGGGTAGAGCAAGCGCCGACAGGCATTACTTTTAACGTATGGCCTGTTCCTGATGGGTCTCAAACATGGACGCTAGGGTATTACTATATGGAAAGAGTCGAAGACTCAGGAACTCCAGCATCTTTAGATATGGATGTTCCGGCACGTTTCTTGCCTTGCTTGGTGGCTGGATTGGCGTACATGATTGCAATTAAAAGACCGCAAGCTGAAACGAGAATACCTTTTTTGAAAGGGGATTATGAAGAGCAGTGGACAATGGCTGCTGATTCGGCACGAGAGAAGGCAGCGTTGTATGTTGTTCCCGGCGGGTATCAATACTTATGAGTAGCTTTGCGAGCGGTAAACATGCTTTTGGATTTTGCGACCGAACTGGGTTTAGATACCCACTAAGAGACCTTGTTCCTCAAATTGAGGCGGGTAGGCCAAATGGGATGTTGGTAGGTCGTGATGTGCTTGATGTGGACAATCCTCAGTGGAAGCTAGGGATGATTAATATGTCTGATCCTCAAGCGTTGAGAGACCCAAGACCTGATGGCGGCTACGTTCAAAGCAGAGCGCTTTTTGCATGGGACCCAGTAGGCGGCGGTAACACCGCAATGGGAAGTCGAACAGTTGGCCTTGATTGCTCTGGTCATGTGGGTCGAGTAACGGTGGAAATTACATAATGGCTTTTACTTTTACTACATTAAAGAGCGCTATACAGGATTATTTGGAGTCTTCGGAGACTACTTTTGTTAATAATCTTCCTTTAATTATTACGCAGGCTGAGCAAAGAATACTGAGAACCGCCCAGCTTCCTGATTTGCGAAAGAACATGACAGGAACCCTCTCGCAAGGAAATCCTTACCTTGCGATGCCAACGGATTTCTTAGCTTCTTATTCTCTTGCTATTCAGAACAACGGGTCCGAATTTCTGCTCTTTAAAGACGTAAACTTTATGAGAGAGGCGTATCCCGTTGAGGCTACGGAAGGCGTTCCTAAATATTACAGCATTTTTGATGACGCTAACTTTATTGTTGGCCCAACTCCTTCGGCAAATTTTGCAGCCGAATTACACTTTATGTTTGAGCCAGAATCTATAACCGTATCGGCTTCAGGAGAAAGCTGGCTGGGGACTAATGCAGAAGTAACTCTTCTTTATGCTTGTCTAGTTGAGGGATATACTTTCCTTAAAGGCGAGGCAGATCAAATGCAGTGGTATAACGCCAAGTTTGAAGATGCAATGGCTCGCTTGAAATCGTTGGGCGAAGGGTACGACACAACAGACAGCTTTCGTTCTGGCGCTATTAGAAGTGTGAGGATTTAATGCTTACAGTTGATCTTACTGGCAGTGTTGGCTCTGTGATGGTTCAAACCACTCACAAGCGCGGATTCACTCCTGAAGAACTTTCAGTTGAATGCGCGAATAAAATAATCTCTATTGCGGCAAGTGCTGATCCAGTAGTTCGCCAACAGGCAGAGGCTTTTAAGAAGCAGATACAAAGTCTTGTATTGAGCTATATTCAACAAGGCGCAAGAAGCGAAAGAACTACTATTTATAACATTTTGTTAGATGCTGGGGAAAAATCTCTAGCGGAGCAAATAAGGAGACTCTGATGGCGTTTACTGGAAATTACATGTGTACCAGCTTCAAGGCAGAAATTTTGAAGGCTGTTCATGATTTTACACTCACCTCTGGCAGCACTTTTAATGTGGCCTTGTATACCAACAGTGCTACGTTTAATGCTGGAACAACAGCCTATACTTCTGCTAATGAAATTACCGGAACCGGATATGTGGCAAAAGGTAAGGCTTTAACGAATGTGACTCCCACAACAGGAGGAACAACGGCCTTTACTGATTTTCAAGATTTGACTTGGGGTACGGCAACTTTTACCGCAAGAGGCGCACTCCTTTTTAATGACACAGCGGCTGGCGATCCTACTTGCCTAGTTTTAGATTTTGGAAGTGATCAAACGTCTACTGCTGGCGATTTTAAAATTGTTTTCCCTACCAATGATTCGACTAATGCGATTATTAGGATAGCCTAATGTCTGGTGTTGGCTATGGCCGCGCCGCATGGGGTGACGGAGAATGGGGCGAAGATACCACTGCCACTATTCTTTATGGCGGTTGGGGTCGTGGCACTTGGGGCGAAGAAGCTTGGGGAACCTCTCTTGGCTTGGAAGCTACTGGCTCAGTAGGCACAGTAGTAATTCAGGCCGGGGCTGAAGTTGATCTCACGGGCCTGAGCGCAACGGGAATAGTAGGCCATGCAAATATTGATGCGAAGGGAGTTGTCTATCCTTCTAGCTTGGAAGCGACTGGCGAAGTAGGAAGTGTCACGGTTTATCACAATGCAGTGATATCCCTTACAGGACTTTCTGCAACAGGATCAGTAGGAATCGCCGCTCCTGAAAGCGAAGTGGTAGTTACTGTAACGGGCCTTTCGGCTACTGGTGGGTTGTCAGGAGTAACAATAGTTGCTCCGGCTAACGTCACCCTTACTGGTCTGGCAGCGACAGGACAAGTTGGGACTGTTAGTGTTGATTTATTGATTGATGTTCCTGTTACTGGAGTTTCAGCAACATCTGCGGTTGGCTCAGTAACATTAGCTACCGAAACGATAGTCACCCTTGTTGGGGTATCAGCTATAGGTGAGGTTGGAAGAATTTTAATATGGGAAAATATTCTCCCTAATCAAAATCCACATTGGATAGACGTAATAACTTAATTGAGGCACGAACATGGCAACTTATGTAAATAATTTAAGACTTAAAGAGATCACCACGGGTGACGAGAGTGGTACATGGGGAACCTCGACCAATACAAATTTGGAACTTATCGGGGAAGCATTGGGTTATGGCACTAAACAGGTAGCGGCGGATTCCAATGAAACCTTCACGATGCCTAATGCTACCGCAGACGGCACACGGGCGCTCTATCTCAAGTTCACTTCGGCTGGTTCGCTAACTGCGACCCGTACCCTGACACTTCTCCCTAACACTGTTTCCAAGATGTGGATGATTGAGAATGCCACTACTGGCAGTCAGTCAATTATCATTAAGCAAGGTGGAGGCGCTGAAGTTACTATAGCCACAGGTGCAAAAGCGTGGGTTTACACTGATGGTGCGGGAGCAGGTGCAGCAGTTACTCTTGCTAACCCCACTGAGACAGGTACAGGCACAGTAACCAATGTTGCAGTAACTGGAACAGTTAATGGAATTACGCTTACAGGCGGCCCAATTACTACTACTGGTACTTTCACGCTTGGCGGAACATTAGCAAACGTAGACTTGACCTCCCAAGTAACAGGAATTTTACCTGTAGGTAATGGCGGTATAGGAGCCAGCTCTTTGCTCGCTAACAATGTTGTTCTAGGTAATGGAACAGCAGCGGTTCAAGTGGTTGCTCCCGGTACGGCGGGTAATGTATTGACAAGTGCAGGCGGAACGTGGGCATCAAGTACGCCCGCCGCCGCTGGTATATCAGCAGGACTTTCTATCGCACTTGCGATGGTCATGGGATTCTAGGAGAAATATAAATGGCAAACCCCAATATAGTAAATGTAACAAGTATTTTAGGTGAGACTACGTTTCTCACCCCCTCGGCAACCACTTCGGTTGTTTTGCTACCTAATGCGGCAAGTAGTGGCAAGGTTTACAAAATTAACCAGATTGTGGCTGCAAACGTAGACGGAGCTAGTGCAGTTAATACTAGCGTTGACATCTACACTAACGGCGCGGTGGCTCAAGGTTCTGCCCCTTCAGGTGGCACAGCGTATCCAATCGTTTCCACGGTTTCAGTTCCAGCAGATGCCTCGTTGATCGTAACGGACAAGACTACTGCGATCTATTTGATGGAAGCTCAGTCGATTGCTGTAACAAGTGGAACGGCCAGTAAGATTACCTACACCATAAGCTATGAAATAATCAGTTAAGGAGTAGGCGATGCCTATAGGTGACCGTATTGGTGGGTTTATACGTCCGGGTTTTAATCCGTTATTAGTAGCGGATGCGCCCACTATTGGAGCAGCCTCATCGGGAGGCGGTTTAGATATCTCTATAGCTTTTACTGCGCCCTCGGATGTGGGTGGTGGTGCGATAACGAGTTATGAGGCCGTAGCTACCGACACTGTTACTGCTGCGGTCTTTACCGCAAGCGGGTCATCATCTCCTGTTACGATTACAGGTTTAACTGACGGTCAGTCTTACACTACTACTGTTACTGCTATTAATGCTTACGGACCAAGCGGTATGAGTGCTGCAAGTAATAGCGTTCAAGCGGAAGACATTGCCGGAGAGTTT